ATTACGCGTACATTATCATCATTTTTGTACTGCTCCTACTCATGTTTGTATTGTTTGCATTGCGTAGTGTTTTGGGGGGAGTATCCTCTGCTGTCGAGACTGTGCTAGAACCATCCTCTGCCGGCGGGACGGGGGTTTGAAAACATTGCCGGGGCGGTGGAGTACGGCGGAGAACCGTAGGGAGACATCGGCGCCCCGCTACCGAACCACGAAGAAACACCGACGCCCATTTCGTAGAGTTGAGGACTGTAGAACCCCACCAGGACCAAGACGGGAAGAATGAGCATAATGATTCCCACGCGCCACAGAATTCCGTACCCGTTCGCATAATCGATCGTGCCGCCCGTGGGCGGTTTTTCGGACCAAAAATCATAGCGCTGCTTGGACGTCTCGTACTTGTCGACGAGTCGCTGCGTGTCCCCGCGCATATCGTTGGCGCGATCTGCAAGTGTAAAAAGTTCCTTGTGCTTGTCGGTGTATTCCGAAGCGAACCCAGTCATCGCCTTGCGCTGCTCGTCAACCGTACCCTGCTTCTTGGTCAGCGCGTCCTGAATTGCTCTCTCGGCAATATCTGCCGCCTTCTTGTACTCTGGGCGCTGGGTCGTTAAAAATTGAAGTTGGTTCGACCGGTACTGGTCGAGAAGTTTTTCAAAGTTTTCGGATTCTACAGCCATTATACACTTGCGACACAAATTCGATAGTACGGAGTCCCGCCCGCCGTCTCGCTGTTGCGCAGAATCTCAATGACGTCTCCGGGTTTTGCGCCAATCCACCGGGCGATGGCGTCTTGTGCACCAATTTGGGGAAGCGGAAGGTAGTCCTTGTGCTTCATCGCAATCTGACGAAGCGGAGGGTCGTCTGCGTTGAGTTGAATGTGGTCGACCTTCATTTTCGCGACAATGTCGTCGATTTTGATACGGTACTTTTCAAAGTACTGACGCGTCTCGTCGGCGCTCAGAATCCGGTGGGTCGGAACCTTGCGGTGCTTGGTGGGGTTGTACTCCAATTGCCGGAGGTGGAAGATTTGCAGGACATCGCTGAACGCCGTTATAGCGTGAAGCACAGTTTCCGACGGCGCCGTCTGCGCAATGAGAATTCCCGTATTTCCGCCGTTTTCGCGAGTTATACTCACGTGGGATGCAAGGTCCTTCTCGTTGATGCGCGCGCGGTTCGAGGTGAATACCACGACATCGCCGTACTTTACGACGGTTCCGGGATACTCAACTTCCAGAGTTGTGGGCGCGTCTACTGGAACGCCCCGCTGTTGAAGCATCTCCGTTAGAAGTGACATGCTGTGTTGTTATTCCTTACGGTATCTTTTCAGCAATTTCGTCCGTTTTGCTTATTTCGCACGTATGGAATAATATGAAATTTAGGAGCGGGGGAGTCTATCTTGCAATTGCCGTCGCCGTCCTAGTAGTTGCCGGCGTGCTGTGGTCGGGTCGTGAAAAATTCGGGGTCCCTGAGTTCCTAGACCGGTCTATGGAAGCGAAGCGTCGTCAAGGTGAAGTATCATCGTACGCGCAGACGACGAACCACCTGCCGTCTCCGGGATCGACGGGACCGCCAACTCTACCGCGAGGGTCTTCGACGGGTCATCGGGTGGGTCAGTTTTTTGGATATACTGCTCCATTTTAGAGGGGTCCGCGCGGCACTCTTGCACGAACGCCCAGAACGACTGAAGGTCTGCAATGTGTGTGTCCAACCACGCGCGGTCTTTCGGAACCTTCTCAATTCGAATATTTTCCAGCGTCCAGTACACCATTCGGTACTCGTCGTCGAGCAGTGTTTTCTTCCATTCTCGGACATCTGCTTCCGTGGGTTTGTAGACGATTTCACCGCTATCATATACAGCAAGAACGCCCTTATACGGCGACTTGGATTCTTTCCAGTCCGTTTGATTGCAGCGGACAAATTGCATCTCGCAGTAGTCGCACACATCGATACCCGTACACTCCATCTGCATCTGCATCTGGTGGTAGTATGCATCGGGAATCGCAGTGTCTTGTGTGAACTTGCGACTGATGGGGCACTTGAACTCTACCAACTTTCCCCAGTCGGGATCCGTCGGGTTCTTCATGAGGACGATTCCGTCCGGCGACGCGCCTAGAAAGGGATACTTTGGATGCACGACGCAGGTTGTGTCCACGACGTTCGCGCCGCCCTGAAGGTTTGCATAAATCTCTTTGGCGAGCGGTTCGAACTGCGTCCCCCACAAGCACGCCGTCATGCTCGGTCCTTGACCCATCGACTCTTTGGGGTTCACCTTGCGCACGAGCATCTCTTTCCGCGCGGACGGAGATGCACTTGCGAACGCCTTGCAGACCTCGGACGCCGTAATCATCTCGCCCCGCTTGAGCAACCACGCGTCGGTGCGCTGATCTGCTTTGCCGTATAATTTCAGAAGGCGGTTTATCTTGCGCCTGCGGACCCACACGGTATGGACTTCGGGGATATTCATGAGAGCATATACGTCCTTGCGGTAGTGCTTGTAGGAATACCCCTTCTCACGACACACCTGCCGAATCCGTCGATTCAAGTGAGTAACGGCATCCAAATCGAAAACCTCCGTCATACTTGACGTTGTCTTTATGGGAGACAGGAAAGATCCGGTTTACACACTTTCGATCTCGCAAGTATATAATGGAGGACATTGCAACTCAGGAGCAATGGGTCATTCGGCGCTTAGAATCTTTTTATACCCCCGAGCGCACAGAACAACTTCGCGATATTCTTTCCAGCAAGTCCGGCGTTTCTCTGCGCATTCTCGATTGGTTTGTGACCAACTATTCCAAGAAGAATAATGTCTCGTACGTGACGAAATCGGGCAAGCACGTTATCGTCTATCTGGCGTACAAGTCGCATCTCAAGGCGTATAGCAAGAAGATGTTTGACCCGTTCTGCCGTCACGAACGCATCAATTTCCGCGGAGTGTCTACGACGGTGGGACAACTCAACTTTTTCGCGTGGGCGATCGAGGACGAGTGTATTGATTACATGCACACCCATATCGACGACATTCACGCCGACATGGAGACGCGCATGGCGGCAACAGCAGCAGCGGGTAGCGGCGCCGGAGATGTGCGCAAGAAGCGCCACGAGTTGTCGCACTCGGCAACAAAGTCACTCAAGCACCACGACGTGAAAATTACAGTATCCTTTAAGTAATTGGATGGACCAATGGATGGACCAATGGAAGGTCAACGCATTGCTTGAAAATGAAACACTTGCCGATTTTCGCGCGCTGGACGAAGAGCAGGGGTCGGCATATTCAGACTGGTTCTATGCGGATCGCGAGGGTCATAGCGCCATCACAAAGGCGATCGAGAACAACAAACTCGACATTGTGCGATACGTCATTGAAAAGCACCCCGAGAGCGCGACGGAAGCGAACGACAAGTTCGGGTACCCCCTCGACTACGCCAAGAAACTGGGTGGGCGCGACGACATTGTAAGTTTCCTACAGAGCGTGGGCGCAAAGTCCGCACCGCCTAAACCTACGCCGCCCCCCGCCGCCACACTGTCAGCACTTCCGCGCTTCGTCATCCAGGAATCCGATCCTGGCGGCGCCATGAAGATCATGATTCTTTCGACCGTCGACGACGAACCTGGAATTCTGAAGGTACGCTGCGTGACCGCCCGTGGAAGCAAGGTCATTGCCCCACCCGAGTTCGACATGCTCAACGAGGACTTTCAGGATCTGGTCATTGCAATTCCTGGGGACCCCTGCAGGAACAGCGTGGGCGCAAAGTTCATGCAGGAAGGATTCTTCAAAAACACTCGCTTCATGGTTTTGTACCGCGGCAGTGGGTTTCAGATATACCCGTACGGATTCCTCTTTGCCCGACCTGAAGGTACTGGGTATTTTTTGGACCTGATTTGCGCGACCCAGAACGGGCGCGACCTTTTATCGTTCTTCATAAAGTGGTGCTCGCGAAGGAACGCCCAGTTCATCCACCTCCACGCTCTACCGCAAGTGATTGGACTCTACACCAAATTCGGGTTCGAGTTCCGCAAGGGATGTGCAGACAAACCCCTGCCGTCCACGAAGGAATTTTCTGCACGGGTGCGCACAGAGGGCAAGGCGTTCCCAAAATCTATCGAAGACGTGTGGACCGACGACAAGTTCAAGTACGTCCGCGAGATGGTCCTGAACCTTCAGAAGAGCGGGTTTTCTGCATACGAACATGCGCCCGCCGAGTGCT